GTAGGTGGCGCTCTGAGCAATACAATGGCCGGAGTAGAAAAAGACTTGGAAGCCCGCGAAACAAAGTTGATAGAGCTTTATAACAAAGGCGTTGAGGACGGCGCTCAGAAAGAGTATCTCGACCAGATAGAAAAAGATATTTATGATACTCGATTGGGCAAACAGACTGTAGAAACTGGCAAACAATTACTTGGGATGGATTGGAACGACCCGAAAGAAACGGGTGGCGCAATCGGCGGTATAGTGGCACTTGCTTATGCTTATATCAAGCGCAAAGATTTGGTTAATATGACCAAAAAGTACAAATCACATAAGCAAGGTGCTGAGAAGTTTATGCGCGAAAACAATGATGGCACTGGCAAAAAACTTTACGAGAATATTGGTGAGGCAAGAACACATAACAAAGTAGTATAGTCATTCATCACCCTCTTCCGAAGCCAGGTTCTATTATGTATGGGGCCTGGCTTTTTTTTATTTTTCTCTTGACTTTTCAGATTTACTTGTTCTAATTAGTCTATGTTTAATTTGAAATCTCAAACGAAAAAGAAAGGTAAGGTGATTAAAATGTGTGATTGGTTCTCAAACGAATCAAAAAAGATTAGCGATAATCTATAATTATGCGAAAATCTTTAGATATAAATGTAGACTCTATCAACACTTAGATAAAATGACAAGATAGTGCTAAAAATTAGCAAGATAAGACTATTGACTTTCTAAAGTCTTTTTGGTATAATGCCGATGTAATGGATTGATAAGTAAACAGGAGTAAAGAAATGCCGATGATAAACAAACTCCAAAACCTTCAAATATCCCAGAAAAATGGCGACGGGGAGTTCCTGTGTCTTCATCGGCATTTCTGCTCCCCTTCTCGCCTTTTTATTTTGAAATGAAAAATATATTTATAAAAATATGTATGGGTCTGAAATTATTTTTTCTTGTGTTAAGCATTAGCCTATATCCGATAGCTTGGATTGGTTATAAATTAGGTTGGGATTTGCATAAAGAGATTAAAGACGGTGAAGATTTCTGTATTCACTGGTGGCGTAGAATCAGTAAGACTTTGAATTATTGCTATATGTGTTACCAGCAAGCAAGAAGAAAAATAGGTTGAAAACAAAAAAGATACTTTTTGACAAGTGAAGATGCTGGCTAAGGCAGTGGAAACAGGGACAATCCTGCTAATGTCGTTACTTATAACGATGTGACCAGTGGAAACAGCAACTATCCTGCCCGCCAGCAACTATTTAATCAAGACAGTCAGTAGAGCCTTGAAGAAATGATGAATCTAATTTCAGATAAATCTCGGTGGTCTGAATACTCGAATGACCTAATAACTTTGAGACGATTAACAATGAGACCCCTTTTGATACCATTGAGGTTGCAAAAAACCGCCTTAGAACGTGCGGCGGAAGATTTTGGCCGACTTTACGCCCTGCTTTTGTGCAGATGTTATAAATTGATTTTCGGTTCTTTGGAAACTTAATATTGCGTGATAGAATCTCTCTGACTGTTTGGTTGCAGGGAATAGTGCGAATCTTGCCACCTTTGCCTTGAATCCTGATAGATGATAGGTTAGGACTGATATTTTCCGGTCTTAGACCACAAAGCTCCGAGCATCGCATCCCTGTATTCGCTAACATCTTGATTATGTCTGATTCCTTTTGAGTGGCTGATGCAAGGATTTTGTCGTATTGCTCACGGTTGATAAATGGCTGGTATGGCATATCTGCCTTGAGGTTATGAATAGATTGAGATACATTAGGGATGCCATAAGTTTCAGCTAAAAATCGGCAATAACTTTTGATAGCAGTTAAATGGCTATTTGCAGAGCTTTTTTTATGATTCCACAGGAATTTAGTTAGGTATTGTTGAATATTTACTGATGTAATTTTATTGATTGATTTATTTGAAAGCTGAATAGTGAAATTTAAGATAGTTCTTTTATAAGCATCTTGAGTATTTAGGGATAGTGAATTGATGTATTGTAGCCAGTTTCCAACCGATTCTTTAATAGGCGTCCTTGCCTGCGAATTTCGCAGGGATTGGAACATATTCTTAAATATAATAAAATAGGTAAGTTTGTCAACATATTTTTATGTTAATATAGGTAAGCATACCACTGGAATATGGGAAAGTCAAGTAAAAAATGTCTTATAAATCAAATTAGGTGAGCTAATAATGAAACGAGCATATTGTGATATGAATTTTCAGAACAAGACCCAAAAGATTATTGAGATAGCAAATACAATAATCAACGAATACAAGGAAGAAGGGTACGACCTTACTCTCCGCCAGTTGTATTATCAGTTTGTTGCTCGCGACATAATCCCAAACAAGCAAAGTGAGTACAACAAGCTCGGTACAGCAATCAATAATGGCAGGCTTGCGGGGCTGATAGATTGGAACAGTATCGTTGACAGAACCCGTAGGCACGAAGCCAATGCTCATTGGGATAGTCCTTCTGATATTATTGAAGACTCCGCTGACCAATATGCTATTGACACAAGAGCCGACCAAGACAACTACCTTGAGGTTTGGGTTGAAAAGGATGCTCTTGTCGGAGTGATTGAGCGAGCTTGTGAGCCTTTGGATATTGGGTATTTGTCCTGTCGGGGATATGTCAGTCAATCAGCGATGTGGCGGGCGGCAATGAGAATTAGAAGGCAAGAGAGAAATGGCCAAGTTTGCACAATCCTACTTCATTTAGGAGACCACGACCCCAGCGGAATTGATATGACCCGCGACATCCAAGACAGACTCAATATGTTCGGTAGCGAAGTTCAAGTCAAAAGAATCGCCCTTGATATGAAGCAAGTCAAAAAATATAAGCCACCGCCTAATCCCGCAAAGACAACCGATAGCCGTTATGCAAGCTACAGAGACGAATACGGCGATGAATCCTGGGAGCTTGACGCTCTTGATCCCAGAATAATAACAGAGTTAATCACAAAACAGGCAATGAATTATACAGACGAAGACAAGCGGGAATTTTTGATTGAAAAACAAGAAAATGAACGGCAGGAAATCCGAGAAATTGCAGATAACTGGAAAGCCTAAGCCCAAATTGGCATAGCTCTTATAAAAAGTAAAACTGAAATGAGTTCCGGTCCCAGCCAAGGAGGGCTTCGACCGAGCTTTTAGAGAAAGGTTGAGAGATAATGAGTAAAGAAGCACTTGAGATATTAGAAGCGGTCGAATGGGCATTAAATGGAGCTTGTTATATATGCAAAGGGCTTGAACCAAGACATTTTTCTAATTGTGCCTTAAAACAAGCCATAATCCTCTTGAAGCAACAACCAAAAGCCTTAGATTTTGCTATAAACTGTGGGGCTATGGGAAAAGGTGATGATAGTTGCTGTGGCTGTATTTATTGGTCTGTTGATGGGAAACTGCTCTGTAATGAATGCGGCACAGAATATCATTTAGTTGAGCAGCAACCACCAGGGGAGTGGACGAAAAAACTTAGAAACTTCATAAAATTATACGAAAATGAAGTTCCACGAAGGGCAGAAATTACTTTTTTGATAGAAGCTTGCGATCGTCTCGACCGTGCGGAATCCATCAAGGCTGATTTGCTGGCAGCGTGCAAAGAATTTATGCTGATAGCAGATAATGGTTCAGCGGCATTTGATGACCCCTTGCCAGATTCGCCTTATCTAAAGGCTAAAGCTGCCATAGCCAAAGCAGAGCAGGTAGGGGAGTAAAGAGAGATATGAGCGAACTCGAAAAGATAAAAGAAATAGCAGAGCAAATGCCTGATGGCCCTGAAAAGCAAAAGGCATTACAAGCATATTCTAATCTGAAAACGTTTGAAATAATAGCGGATTCTTTTGACAAATTGAGTACGGAAACGGAAGCGGCGGCACTGGCAAAAGAGTAAAGGAAGCCTAAACTCTCGTCTGACTACTTTCGTAACGAGCCAAGGAGGGCGAGCCGCCGCTTTTTGAAAAGAATGAATTATGGATATAAGAAACCCAGAGTATCGAGGTATGGTGCAATTGGCCTCAGACAGAAAGGATGAGATTCTTGTGCTCCAAGCTGAGAATAAGCAACTGAGAGAAGCAACTGGATTACTTAACAGTATGATTTTAAGCGGGGAAAAGCACTCTGAGAAATCAAAGGAAATAGTCAAGCAAGCCCTAATGGAATTTGGACAAAAAAGTAAAGAAGAAAAACTCAAAGAGACCGAGCTTGAGAAGGCCGCCAAAAGATGTGCCCGCACAGGCAATCACAAAGACCTTCAGAAATATTTAAGGCTTAGGAGAATATACAATGGAAGCTGAATATATATGTCTAAGTTGTGGCAAGACTTTCGCTGACGGCGACACTTTTTGTTGTAGCCGATGCAGAGCGGAAATCTGTCCTAAATGCGGTGGAGATATGACAACAATTAAAGAATACGATGAGGCAATGAAAGCTAATGGCTAAATAGAAATATGAATTAACTGATAAAGGAATCAAGTTTTCTTGCAATAAGATGTATCGCGGCGAAATCACTACGATTAAAGAAATCCCACAGCAACATAGAGTTGAGCTTGCTCGGATTTTACTAAGGATAATCAACGCTTGTATAATCGAGGACAAAGAAGATGAATAAATTCATCAAGAATATTCTGGCTACAATTAGGCTCATAGGCTGGGCCTTGATATTCGCCTGGTCTTATCGAAATGATACTGCCCCAAAGGGTAAGGCCGAAGGAGAGCTAAGCATTGAAGGGGAATAAGATGAGCGAAATGATAGTCGTAGAATGTGATTATCAGGATGACGAATGCGCAGAGCGATTTGAAGGGTTTAGCTTACCCACTTCTGACCGTTTTAAGCAATACTATTTGCAGAAAAAAGGTTGGTTATGTAAAGACGGCAAACATTACTGTCCTTTGCACAGAGCCATTGAAGGGGAATCAAAATGACAAAGGAAGAATTTTACAAACTAATAAAGCAGGTCGATAAGAATGCTTACGTTGTTGTTACTTGGTCAGAAAGAGAAAAAGATTGTTTGCGTTCCCATAGTATTAAAGAAGTCAAATACAATTTAACAAGCAATCGCCTTGAATTATCAATAGATGACTGTTGAGAGCCATTGAAGGGAAGTAGCTATGGTACAGAGATACAACCAATGCGATTGGTGTGGTGGCGAATATTCTCCTAATGATATTATGCAAAAAGCGGATGATGGAGAATATGTCAAATATTCAGACTACGAAATTGTCCAGGCCATAAACAGCCACGAGAAATTCAAAGGCTATTTCAAGAATATCATACTAACGGCAGAAGGAATCACAGGTAATGCTGGTGATGATGATGTTCTTATAGCTGGAATTATAGATATGTGTAAGCAAGCCCTCAAAGAAGCGGAGAAACCGAAATGAGTTCTGAAGACATAAGACATATTTATTGTGATGGCAAAGAATGTTGTGAATCAATAGATGGATACAACCCTCACGCAAAAGATATAGACAACTTTATTGTTGATGATTTGAAAAAGCGGGGATGGATTGTTGTTAAAGAAAAAGATGTTATAGATGGATATTTCTGTGGAGTTCCATTGGTTATTGAGCAAGGAGAAACAAAGCACTTTTGCCCAAAATGCAAGCTATTGGAGAAAGAATAATGGATACTCTTTTTAATTTGGGCGTAGCTCTTTCCAAGGGGCTAAGGGACGAGGATAAAGACATAGTTAAATGTTTATCTCATACAAACGACCCTGAAACTTCAAAAGAGGCCGCCGTGAAGATGGTTAAGTCTGGAGCATTGAGTCGGGAGGAAAAAGAAGTTCTGAATGCTATAAAATTACATTTATCGTGGAGGAAGCAGTTTGATGAAAGCGAAGATTTTACAGCTAAAGAAGTACATTATTATCGTGGTCTTAATTACTACAAAATCCAGCGCCGTCTTAGCGGACTCCGAAACAAAGGCAAGATAGAACGCACAGGTGATAAACGTGATGGATGTTGTGTATGGAGGTTACTATGAAAAATTATGACAAAATACTTAGCCAATTAGAAAAAGATATAGAGAAAGCTCGCTTAGACTGTGAATTGATAGGAGATAAACTTTGCGTAGTCCGTTTGGAACAACGAGCAATTCGTTATTTAATAAGTTCAGAAGTTAAAAGTTTAGAGCTTGCGCTTTCGGCTTTGATAAACATTTTTATGAGCGAGTTTCCACAATGGGATTGGAACGAATGTATCGAAAGACTCAAAATACGAAAGCCTGAATGGTGGTAAAATGACAACAATAAAACAACTTCAAGAAAGGAGCTAATTATGGCAATAGATAATGTAAAAATCAAGGAAATCACAGTTAGCCTTAGTGGCGTTATTCCTGTCGCGGCTTATGAGAATCTTCGGCCAGGTTTTTCCATAACAGTTGAGCCTATTGACGGAGAAAGCCCAGAGAAAATAATTGGGGAGTTGCAACAATATCTTCATACAGTTTTCGAGAACGAATCCAACAGGGGCAAGGCTGATTTGATTGATAAGCAATATGCTAATATCCGATTTCGTGAAAAGAACGGCAAGAAATATCCGTCAGTTACGTCAATTCTTGGCTGGGATAAGGACTGGCATATTACTGATGACGAGTTAAGGCAATATGCTTCTCGCGGGACAATAATGGATGCACTGATAAGTGCATTTCTATCAAGTGGTGATTGGATTGACCCAACCCAGATACCCTCACTAAGAGAAGAAGTATCTGTTTTAATGAGCGGCAGTCTAATGTTGACCTGGGAACAATGTTCTCATCGAGCTTTTATGACTAAGTATCGGGATAAAATTCAAGTCGATGAATTTCACGGTACTGTTTTTAATGACGAGGCGTTGTACTCTGGAGAATGGGACATACTCGGAAAGTATGATGGCGTAAGGTCAATAATGGACATTAAGCACGGCCAATGGGATATGAGACAGTTAGCTGCTTATGCTATATGTGAACTGGATATTGAGCAGCTTGTAATTCTGCCCATTGGTCCAACTGACAACAAGTGCGGATACAAGAAGCCAATAGTCTGCGATACAATCCAAAAAGAGTTTGAGGAGTTCTTAAAAGCAAGAGCGAAATTCAAACAGAGATTTGGGATATAACAGGAGAATGATATGGCTTTAGGTTGTTTATATTGTAGATTTTGGAAGCAATTACATAGATTTTTACGTTCTCCAAGAACAGAAAACGATTGGGGGTTTTGTGAAAAACAACACAATCAATTAACTAAAGGTAGTTGGTATGGTTGTACTGTTGGCAAGAAAATTATCTACTTGCATAATATAGGAACCAGAAGATGAATCCAACCCTTGACCAAATACGAAACCTAAACACTCAAGAATTTGTTATGACAGGTGAATGATGAAAAAAACAGGCATACAAAAAACTTCTAATTTTGAAGTAACTGGATGTCCAAAATGCGATGAACCAACAACAGGTTTATGCTTAAAGCACAAGCTCGAATATCTCAAATGGGTTGCCGATACAGCCCGTAACGAATACGAAGCAGAAAGGAAGCAACAAAATGAACTTCCAAGCAGTTGAACAAGCTAACGGAAATAAAGTGACTATTTTTGGCACTTTTACTGAAATTGGCGGTGTGCAATATACCCCACAGCAGAAGGCTAAAGCAATATGCAAAATAAGAGACACGACTGGCATAGAGCATAAAGTCCACATCTATCAAGGCATAGGAGAACTGCCGACGCCGCAGAACCTCAATCAGAGATGCCAGTTTACAATCTCTACTTTCCAAGGTAATTACAAAGGTCAGCCATACATAGGATATTCTGGCTTTTGGAACAGCAATGCACAGGTAGCCCCACATAATACCCAACAAGCTCCACAGGCCACGAACTCCCCTCAATCTGCCCCACAGGGCAAGAAAGACCCGGATTGGGACGCTATCGCAGAGGGGAAAGTCAGACATGGCATTCTGTGTGCTATGTTGTCAGGTGGAATATCAGTTGATTACGAAGAAGTTTTGCGACATACAACTTTTGTGATGACTGGCAAAAACCACGATGCTTATCCTGACCCTGACCCATCAATCCAAAATAATCCTGACTATGTTGGTGATAACCCACGACCGCCAGCCGATGAAGATATACCCTTTTAAGGAGAAAAGGAAATGGATGAAGTTATCGCAGTAGCCGAATCAATCAACAAAAGGATTGACCGCATAGAGCAACTATGTGCGGAATTGAAAGAAGCCGACAAATATGCAGCCGAGGCCGAGTCTAATTATGACAAGGAACTCGCAAAGGCACAAGCCAGACTCGCAATGGGAAAGATTGAGGAAATAGACAAAGTGCCCATAGGCAAAGTCTCTGTAACCCTAATTCCTAAATACGCTGCGGGTATATGTTACGAAGAAAAATGTGCAATGCTAATTGCCAAGAATAGGCGTAAGTCTCTGGTAAAGAAAATTGATGCACTTGCGGCTACGTTAAATGCAAAGCAGAGCATATATAGACACTTGAGCCACGAAAGAATTGGAACTACTTGAAAGGAATCTGAGAAATCATCAAGATGCACGGTTGTTAATAGGGACGAAAAAGCCAGTGGGTGAGCGGCAGGAACAGGCGTCTGCGTTAGAGCGGGTGGTGTGTCCTGTCTCGTCCCTTTTTTGAAAGGATAAATTTATGGCACGAGGAACAGAAGAACATTGCCAAAAACTTTATACTCATTGTCGGTGGTTTACAGATAATGATGGTGATGAAATCGGCGTATTATTCTGCAATTTTGGAATGATATATTTAGGTTTATATTCTGACGAAGGCGGCGGAATCTATGAAGGAGCGGAAGCCCAAATAGTTCACAAGAATAAGCTATATACTTTGATTTGTGATGATGACCTTACACAAAGAGGTTGGGTGAAAATCGCAAAAAAATGGGCAATGCAAATCTGGCTTCACGAGAAAGATAAATAAGAATGTGTGAATTTGTCAACGAAAAGCGATTGATATACGGCGATGGAGCGATGTTTATCCGGCGTTGTGCTAAATGTTATCGTTTTGTTAAAGCTCCGAAAACAATGAATTTTTCAAAATTCACGGAAAGATATATTGAGGAAGACAACGCTATGTGTAGTAAGTGCGGCCCAACGCATTTGATATTTGAAGGATTTTATTAGCAGTGAATATGCTGGCGGGTAAGGAAGAGTCCTCTGCCCGCCGGCAAAATTATAAAGGAGAAAAGTTATGCACGAGCGCAAGTACAAAATCATGGATGGTCGATTAGTCAAACGAGACAACGAAGTTCCTATATCGGATGATGAGCCATTGTTTATTTTCAGGGCCAAGGACAGAAAGGCTTTAGCAGCTTTGGTTGCTTACAACATGATTTTAGACAATCTCGAACAGAAGGCGGAAGTCACTAAGTCAATCAACGACTTTCGGCGATTCCAAGAGCAATACCCGGAGAAAATGAGAGAGCCTACACCTTAATAAAATCAATAATGGCTAAAGTATGACACCCAAACAAAAAACCTGGCATATATGTTCAAGGTTCATACGGTTAAGGGACGCCCTTGAATATTGTCGAAAATACGGAATTGGCTTACATCAGTTTTCAAGGCCAGAGAACATCATAGGTAAATGCTGCACCTGTAATACGGTTAAAGCCTGGATTTATATGGATGCCGGCCATTGGATAAATCGGGGCTCCGGAGGAAATTCAGGGGTATATTTTGACGAGAGAAACATCAATCTTCAATGCAAATCATGCAATGCAGGATTTTACAAAGGGAAAGTACAGCCTGATGTCAAGAGCGCCTATGACCAATTTATGTTAGATAAATACGGCCAGGAAGTAATGGATGAACTCAGAATAAGGGACAAGGTAGTGACAAGGAAATACTCAGTAATAATATTGGCACTCCATCAGTTCTACAAAGGAATGTATCAAGGATTGTTAGATAGTATATGAGAGGCAAGGATGCCAGATGTGGATAATCCCGAAGAATTTAGATGTATCAGCTTGTGTACGGGATACGGTGGACTTGAACTGGGAATCAGGCGAGTTATCCCTGCTCTTAGAACAGTCTGTTACGTGGAGGTCGAAGCCTTCGCTTGCGCGAACCTGGTCGCAAAGATTGAAGCGGGTGAACTGGATGCAGCTCCTATCTGGACGGATATTAAAACCTTCAATGGACGACCTTTTTATAAAAGGGTACACATCATTACTGCGGGCTATCCCTGCCAAGGAGAGAGCGTCGCTGGCAAAAGGCAGGGCAAGGCAGACCCTCGATGGCTTTGGCCGCATATTGAGAGAATCATTGAGACAGTTGAACCTCTTTGGTTCTTCGGAGAAAACGTCAGTGGACACCTTACTCTTGGATTCCCCACAGTTTATAGAAGCCTACGGCTTATGGGTTACAAAGTTGAGGCAGGACTGTTTACAGCGGAGGAAGTTGGCGCGCCTCACAAGCGGGAAAGATTGTTTATCCTGGCCTACAATAGCAACGGGCAGGGTTACTCAGCAGATGTCGCCAAGCCAAGAGAAAAGACACAGCTTGAATCTTGCGATGACGGTAGAGAAAGTGAATTGGAGAACGCCAGCCGAACAGCCAGCAGCAATCAAGACGGACAAATTAGTGGGCGAGCTCGGCAAGAGGATGTATCACAAGGATACGGGAAGATTGGCTCAATACGGCTTGGAGCAGCAAGTGAATTGGCCAACCCCACAAACAATGGATTTTCTGGACAGCAAGAGGGAAGTATTCAAAAGGGGCAATTCAATAAGATTCAAAAGCAATCAGAATGTGGATGGTCAGGCCGCATTAAGGGATGCCGTTGGCCTTCTCGCCCCGGACAGCCCCAGTACGAATGGGAAGAACCGAGAACAGTTAAAACTTATCCCGGACCAAAACCAACGTACTGGGAAGATTATAAAAAGAAAATCGCGGAAGCAATTGAATCCCAGTTGGGTAGAATCCCTAATGGGCATACCGAAGTGGTGGACTCAATTGCCAATAGAGTGGATAGATTAAGATTACTTGGAAACGGGGTAGTACCCCAGCAGGCAGAAAAGGCTTTTAGGGAATTGATAAAGTTATTCAGAATTTAAGGAGCAAATAAAATGACTTACGCATTCACAATAATAATAAAGCCGGAAATAGAAAAAGATGGCTATTTGTATTGTGGCAAGTGTGAAACGAAATTGATGGTCGTAATATCACAAGAAGTATGGGATGTGGACGACGAGGCATTCAAAAGTGGTGAAGAAAAGCCAGAGGAGTGCCTCGATGAAGTTTTTGTCGGCGAAGTCACAGGCCATTTCTGCCAAACGTGCAACCAATTAACGAGCCTTTCTTATAATTATTAGGCCTTTTTTATGAAAGGAATGTAAAGATGAAACAAAAAGTTAAACGTGGACAAATGTATTATTTAGTTTTGCACAAAAGAGATTGGGCGTATACGCCTGCTGTCATCGTTCCTGTTAAGGTTATAAGTTGTAAACGACGTTCAGAATGGATAGTTGTTGAGCAGTATGTTAGTACCTATAAGCACAAATTAACAGTGCATATTGACTGGCTCGCACCAACAATTGAGAGAGCTAAAAACCTTTTACAAAATATGAAGATGTGGGAGAAAAGGTGGACCGCAAATAACTGGAGGTATAGTATTAACCATAAAACAGCAAAATCAGAGATTACTAACGCCCTCAGTAAATTACCTAAATATCAGCAGCGCGACATAATGAAACAGTTTAAGAAAGTCTATCCCAACTTATTGAAATCTGATGGTTCATTCAAAGTTAGTAAAATGAAAATGACTCATTGGGACGAACTGGCGTGGGCAACCATAGCATTAAAATACCCACTAAAGAATGTTTGGGAGTGAAATAAGTTGCAATTTTTTTACATATCAGCGAAAAAGGTTGGACAGAATTTCGGGGAAAGCGACGTATCGAGGGGCAGGGATGCCACCTGCTGTCGTGGCCGATGGGCATAATCAAGGCTAAATCCGAATAAGTTTCGTCAAATAATAGGGTTAGAATAAATACACCTTTAATAGCCTGCTGAGAACTAAACTAAAAAGGATTAAACTAAGGGTATGGGTATTATGCCCAATAAGCTCGGTCTAAGGAATAAAGATGAATTACACGGAAGAATTTGAAAGATTTTGGAAGGCATATCCAGCCAGGTGGAATAAAGAATCTGATAGACATTATAAAGTCGGCAAATGGGAAGCGTTTCAAGTTTGGAAAAAACTCAGCCAAAAAGATAAAGAAGATATTTTAGCTAAAGTAAAATACATACAAAAGGGACAATATGTTCTTGACGCACATCGTTGGCTCAAAAAGAGACGTTTCGATGATATAGAGATACCAATACCAAAACCACAATGGATAGTTGCAAAAAAACAAACTTATGCGGAATGGGTTGAAAAAAGTCAAAGCAAAATATGAATAGGCGGTGAATGATATGGAATATAATAAAAGAGGAGTATTACATATTACTGTTTTTGATGTTCCAAACGAGAACAAGGCGAAAGTAGTAATTGCTATTGATAATGAGGCTAACGAAGATTTCAGTGTGTGGATGTGTGCTTGTGAATATTTGCTTCACAAAACAGCCCAGAAAAGTAAAGCGGGATACGAAAAAGCATTAGAATTATTACGCAAAGGTGCGATGACATATAAAGACCAAGCTCCGAAAGGCGGTGAATGAGATGACAAAGATATTAGTAAACGAGGAGATAACAAAGCTCAAAGAGCGAATAAAAGAGAAAACCGAACAGGAAAATATGGATATGCAGACAATAGGCAGTCTCCTGAAAGAGAACCGAAAACAAGCCAAGCGAATCAAAGAGCTTGAGGCTAAACTCGGTGGTTTTGACCAAGCTCCGAAAGGAAAATAGAGAATGGGTTATAGAAAAAGATACAAAAAACAGTTAGCTTTATGGGTTGAGGGTAAATCAGTACACATGCCAAATGGTATCTGCTGCCCGGACTTCTCTTGTTGTATGCCAGAGCTGTTAGCCCCTAAGGAAGAAAGAGAATTATTCCAAAAACTATATTTAGCCAAGAAGTATAGCGAATACGAAAGGATGCTAATGATGTTTTTGGGTCGGGGTTTACCGCTAATAACGGACAAAAAAGTGTATATTGCAGGTGGCAAGCCCTGAAAGGATGAATAATATGGCAGATACAAAGATAGAGTGGGCTGATAAAGTCTGGAACCCTATTGCAGGATGTACGAAGTGTTCGCCCGGTTGTTTGAATTGCTATGCCGAGAGGATGGCACATCGACTTAAACATATATGTTTAGCGACAAACAATAATCCTCAATATTTGGGCAAAACAGATGATGATGGTCATTGGACGGGCGAAGTTGAGTGTTGTGATTGGATACTTGACCAACCTCTGCACTGGCGCAAGCCCAAACGAATATTCGTATGCTCCATGAGCGATTTGTTCCACAAGAAAGTGCCGTTTGGTTTTATAAATAAAGTTATCAATAGAATATATGATTGTCCACAACATACTTTTCTGATATTAACAAAACGCGCCAACAGAATGTTAGAATATTATAATCAGGTTCTCAAAGGTTATCTGCAACGTGAAAACATCCAATTCAATCTATCCATATCAACCCAGGCCGAGGCCGATAAGAATATCCCCATACTATTACAGATCCCCGCAGCGATTCGAGGGTTGAGTATTGAGCCGATGCTGGGGCCGATAGATTTAATAGGCAAAGATAAATCAAGAATGGGGAAAACTGGATATTTACCAAACTATTTTACTCCATTTTTTTGCAATGATTGTGGAAGACATCTTTCACGACCACCAACTCAAGTTACTGAACTCTGTCGATATTGTGGAAGTATGAGCGCGAAAGAAAGAAAATCAATATCTTGGGTAGTAGTCGGTGGTGAATCCGGACCTGGAGCCAGGTATTGTAATATTGAGAATATCCGTTCAGTGGTTCGGCAATGCAAAGTAGCAGGCGTTCCAGTATTTGTCAAACAGATTCACTTGTGGAAGCTAAACGAAACAGATAGACTTTTTGAAACAAAAAACGATGCCCTATTCTATTCCTGCAGAATATTACATCCCGAAATAAAGTGGGTGTTAATTAAAGACATAAACCAATTTCCAGAAGATTTAAGAATACAGCAATTACCTGAAAGGAGGTGATGTCTAACGACTTAGGCAAAAAGGCCCAAAGTAAAAACAGTGTGTGCTTAAAGGTACGAAGGCCGTAAAATAGAAATTGCGGTCTTTTTTCTGAAATATAAGAAACGGTAAAATAAGGACTTATAAAGAACTAAAGCAGAATTATGATAGAAAAAGACAAAATAGTTATATTTAGGTTGACAGGTTATTAAGTAGTTTGTAATTTGTAAGTGCAAGGATGCAGAAAATGAAAAAGCTGAATCCAAGACAATATAGGCTTGACGATTATCCATATCGAGAGCACACTCAAAGGTACAGACTTAACGACTCTGCCCGCGAAGCGAGAATCAAGGCAAATGAGCAGCGAGTACAAGAATGGACGAGCCAAACCAAAACATAATGATACACGAGGAGATTGAAGGCTTGATGAGCCAGGTGAATGAAAAGATTGAAGATTTGGATGTAGGTGTATTTGGTGCAGTGCCAATTGATTTTGATGTGAGTGGAAAAATGAATGAGCGCGCAAGGTTAAAGGGCCAAGCCCTTGAAGAAATAGACTTATTCCAGAAAACAACGCTTTTTGAGCTTAGGAAAGCTTTTGAATGAGGATGGACGAAGTGTGAGTAACCTACAAATAACGAAACTTGGCATTATAAAGGGTGGTAACTGTGAGAAATGGTTCAAGGCTCGCAGCAATCGCGAAGTGGGAGTCAGAATGGCCATTGATTGGCTTCTCAATCATAACTGCATTAACATCAATAAGGGGATGTGTAAGATAGTGAAAGTTCCCACAAAGTTACATTCTCTCAAATGGGTAATTAACTTTTGTAATTCGAGTGATATTGAAATAGGTTGGCGTAGATTTATCTCTGAGATTGCTATTCCTTTATATAAAAAAGGCAAAGAGTTTAAGTTAACCCAACTTAAAAAATGGGGTGCTGATAAAGCAGCTTTAGAATTTGCTCTCATGGCCTCGATAAAAAATTATGAAATGATTTATAGCGTACCTCATAGAGACGAACTATATAAGAAGTGGAAGCCACTGGAGAATAAATGAAGGACTAAGTATGACAGAAGAACAGAAACATCCTGGAGGACGGCCAACTAAATATGAATATGATTATAACAGACAAGCGTTAATCCTTGCTGAAAAAGGATTTACAGATAAGGATATTGCAGAAGTTTTTGAAGTTACTGAGCAGACGATAAATAATTGGAAAAATCAGTTTCCTCAGTTTTTTGAGTCCTTAAAAAAGGGAAAGCAGATTGCTGATAAGAAAGTGACACAATCTCTTTATTTTAGGGCTTTGGGGTATTCTCATCCCGAAGTACATATTAGTAATTACCAAGGTGATGTAACTAAAACAGATATTATAAAGCATTATCCACCAGACCCAGTATCTATGATATTCTGGCTCAAGAACCGTGATAAAAATAACTGGAGAGATGACAAGAATCTCAATATAGGCGGGCAAGAGGACAATCCTTTGAATATAAGCATAACAGTAAATAAGGTCGAGAAAGTTCCTGAGAGGCCACATGAGGACGTAGAAGCGAAAGAAAGGGAGCATGAGGCTTATATTGCAAGATATAGTAATAGTTCTCCTGAGGAGGAGACTGTGTAATGCCATTAACAGGACAGGCTAAGACAGATTATCAACGAGAGTATATGCATAAACGTAGGTCTAACACAAATGAAAGCAGAAGAATGAGAAACTTTCACATAGACTTTAGCGTGAAGCAATCCAAGGCTTATGATTACTGGATGCAGAATGATATAGCCCTGGAGCTTCTCTATGGAGGGGCAAAATATGGCGGCAAGAGCTACGGTGGCTGTCTATTGGTATATCTGGAGGCCGTAAGACTTGCCAAGGAGCATGTTAAGAAAAGACCTGCCTATCCGATACCTGTAGGCTTTATGGGCAGGAAGGTCGGTAAGGACTTTTACGATACCACCTTCGAGTCTTGGAAGAAGGCCATACCCGGCGATTGTTACAGATTAAAAGGCCAGCCAGTTGAGATAATTATTGAGGAAAGGGTTAAGATATTGACGGGCGGCCTTGATAATAGGGAGACGGTCAATAAGTTCAATAGTGCAGAATTGGCCTTTTATTTCTTAGATCAAGCCGAGGAGACTCTTAAAGATGATATAAGTCTATTGAGGACGGCTACCTTCTGGCGATTGTCTCTGGGTGGGGTCAAGATACCCGGTAAGGGGTTGCTGACGGCGAATCCAGCCCAGTGCTGGTTAAAGCAGGAGTTTATAGATACAACTGAAGTTCCTGAGCATTTACCACAGACTGTGGGGATGCCTGATGTTCGTCATTTTGTTAATAATGGTATGTTGGAAAATCCTTATGGAGTGGAAGAATATAGAAAGTTGCTTAGAGAGCTTGCAGTAAGTATTCCTCGTCTGAAATATTTAGTTACAGGTAAGTGGGAAGATTACAAAAGAGCAACATCATTAAAGTTTTCCCTTACCCAAAAAAGCAGGAGTTTATAGATGTCGCAGCGTAACTATGGAAGATAAGACAATACATCGTAAATTTATTCAGGCTCTACCGAGCGATAACCCTTATTTATCACAGGAGTATATTGGGGTCTTGAAGGAGACTTTTGCCCACAGGCCGGAGCTATTAGAGGCTTATCTGTACGGTTCTTGGGATGCTTTAGAGGGTGCAGACCAGATAATCAAGGCCCAATGGCTGCGGGAGGCCGCAGGTAAGACGATACAGGGCTTATCAAGGCATCCGAGGTTAGCTTGTGATACTGCAGGATTTGGTGATGATGAGACGGTTATAATGTATGCCGAGACCACAGACATCGAGGAACAGTGGATAATGCCTTATTGTGATTTTCCGGTCTTGGTGGACAAGCTGGCCCAGTTAAGTGTCCTCAAGCATAACTGCCCTATCGCTTTGGAGCAGACGGGTGGAGATATAGGATTTTGTGCTGCCCGTTCATTATCGGCCCAAGGTAAGAAGGTTATTATATATACCCCACAGGGAAAGTCGGGCCGTCCGAATATGTTTTATAACTTGCGCTCGGAGATATGGAGCACAGGGGCCGAGAAATTATCCAGGGGCCATGTCCAGTTGAAGATGGAGGATTTGAGCCAGTCCGACCGTGACAAGGTTATAAGGCAGTTGACCACGCCCAAATACAAATATAGGAACGGCAAGACTTTAGTAGAGCCTAAGTCGGAGATAAAGAAAAGGCTGGGTAATAGTCCGGATAGAGGCGATTGTTACGTGATTTTACTGTGGAGTTACGACAAAGCTCCAGCTATAGATGATTTTCGAGTATATGAAGAGGACATGAGCGTGGCCGATAGCTATGCCACAGTGAGTGTGATATGAGAAAATTCGAAGATATTACCGAGAACGAATTGGATATTATTATGGAAGAATGGATAGGTAGAATTATAGTTGTATGGAAGATTATTGTAGGCACACTGGTAATAGCTTGTCTTATTAAGTATCTGGTGACGTAATGCCACGGTGAGTGTGATATGATAAACGCAAAACCCAAACTACTAAAACCAGAAAGAATAATTGAACTTTATAAAATTTATACAATTACAGACCAGTTATTTGAGGGGAGTACGATGCTTGAGATTTTCGAGCATATTGCAGCCTTAACGAAAGTAATAAAAGAGAGAGACCAACAATTAGTTAGTATTATCAATGCCAAGAAAAAAGAAACCGACTGACGAATACTACGTTGCATACGTAGAGAAGTGCTGGAATGAAGGCCAGGACTCTGCCAAGCCCCGGCGGACGGTTTGGGAGGAGTTATGGCAATTATATCAGAACAAGCAGGATTGGAGCAACAAGAAGGGTTGGCAGAGCAAATGTTTCATACCCAAGACGTTTATGCAGGTCGAGAAGGCCTCTGGTGAGGTCAAGAGGGCGGTAATACAGACCCGCAAGCTCTTTAAGATGGAATTGGACGATTACGAGGACAGGCAGGTTTTGGCTGACCTGGAGGAGCAGTTGCGTCTCGATGAAGATGCGGATGGGATGGGCGAATTGAAAATTGCCATAGAGAAGGTCAAGACCAACATAGACTTGCGTAAGAATCGAATGATGATAGCCGAGAAGGGTTTTAAGCGGAGTCTAAGACGGACGAATTTGACTAATATATACTCGGAGATGGTCAAGGTGGCGTTTCTTTTGGGATTGGGCGTGCCGAAGGTCTTATGGGACAAGAAGAACAAACGCACCAAGTACGAGAATGTGGACATTATGAATTTATCTATCTGTCCGGACTATATGCCTTTTCAGGAGGAGAGGCCGAAGTATATAGTAGAACGCAAGGAGATGGATTTAGCCGTATTCTTAAAGAGGGTCAAGGATGAACCCTCGGCCTGGAAGGTTAAAGAGGCCAAAGATATTGAGGAGGACGCTCCTATTGAAAAGGAGATGAAAAAGAGACAGAGGAGGGGTTTGGGCCAATATACTCCCGTCTCTAAGAAAGTTGAGTTGAAGGAGTTTTGGGGCGATGTAATATCAGAGGACGGCAAGGACATCGAGGAGAATCTTCTCATAATGGTAGCGAACAAGAAGCATCTCGTGCGCAAGCAGGAGAATCCTTTTAGGCATAAGAGACCGCCTTACGTAATGACAATGCCCTTGGTATATCCGCATAGGGGCACGGACGGCACGAGTCTGATAGCTCCCCAGGTCAAATTGCAATACCTAATGAATAATATTGTCAATCTTTACGTTGATAACTTGAATTTTTCCATCAATAAGGTTTATGAGGCCAATCCTTCCGACTTTATGGAGCCGCAGGCTTTAACAGCCATCTACCCTGGAAAGGTGCTCAAGAAAAACGTATCGGGGGCAGGGCCGTCTCTTCAGGAGGTTCCCACTACTCCGGTAGGCAGGGACGCTTTGGCGGCGATAGAGCTAATTGACAGGTTCCAGCAGGAGGGTTCCAATGTCACCGAGTTTGTCAGTGGTATGCCGGGCAAGAAGTCCAAGACTTTAGGTGAAGTGCAATTAAAGACGGCCCAATCGAGGGGCTTATTCGATGTTATCGCCCGCGATTTAGAGGAGAACTCTCTTAGGCCGCTATTGGAGATGTCTTATGATTTATACGTTCAATTCTCGGATTACGAATCAAGGGAGGACAATTATATTTTCAGCGTCGGCGGTCTGTCTTTGATGATAATGCAGAAGGAGCTGGTCGATAGGGTCGGTCAGGTATTAGCAATGGCCTTGCAGAGTCCTGTTTTAGACAAGATGACCGACACCGCCGATTTATATAAGAAATTCTTGAGCATTTACAATCTTTCGGACGTTTATGTCGAGCCGGAGACTATGACTGAGAAGATAACGCCCGAACAGCAGATGTCGATACAGCAAAAGGCTGAGTCTGACGCCAAGCGGGAAGTGGCGGGAATGCCGGAAGATAAGATAGTGAAAATGACGGGATAATATGATGAAGAAACCGAGAATTATTGAGGGTAAAATCATAGAAACACAGAAGCCAAATGAGATTTATTTAGCTCTTTATAAGACAGGTAGTGGATGGCAGGTATCAGGAGTAATATATCACAAGCCAAATGAGGTTGCTGAGAATCTTATCGCATTTGGTCCAAAGCAAATTCTCATTATAAAAGTGGAAATCCCAGGATAAGGAGTTAGAAATGGCAAGCACAGGACAAATAAGAATCGAAAAGAGATTAGATGAGCTTGAGGCCCGTGTCAAGTGCCTTGAGAGCAGTTATGTTAGAGTACCTCAAGTACCGATAACACAAGAAGCTACTTTAACAGAAATTCTTACGGGAAAACCACCAGAAAAGGAGACAAAAAATGTCGAACAAGATAACGGGGCCGACCCTGGAGACCCAACGGTCGAAGATGACAATCAAGTCAACAGTTAAGGTAAAGAAGACAGCAGGCAAGCCGACCGTTAAGACTTCGGACAATGCGATGCCAGAGAGAAAGCACGCCGAGAGGCCGTGGAATCAGAACAGGCCGAAGAAAGGCGTAGCGGGTACAGGCATAAAGTCAATTAGCAAGATTAAAAACTTTGCGAAATTAACTGCCGCTCCGAACCCTGATTATTCGGGCAAGACTGCCCACCTGGCGCCTGGTGTTCCCAACACCTCTGCAATAAAAAAGGGTTATACCGCGCCTGGGGTTAGTTCTAAGAAGATTCGTGGCGGCAGTACGGATGAGGAAGGAGACGCTCCGGCCCAGTCGGCTTATAGCTCGGCTTAGGATGGACGAAGTATTGAAATATACTGTGTATAAATGGCTAAAAGGCATAAGGTTAAGATTGTGGCTTTGGTGGACTCGACCAATTAAATGTAAGTTTGGTTTTCACGTAAGAAGCGAAGGTGAGTTTGGTTATGCCTTGTGTTCGGGTGTTATTACATTTTATTGTAAAAGATGCCAAAAAGCCATAAAAACAACGCCTCTTGACGATTGCGATTTGACTTCAAGCGAAAGGTTGCAATTTATAATGAAATTAAAAGAGAATTGGTCGTAGGATGAACCAAAAGAAAAAGATAAAAGAATTGTTGGAAAGTGCAATTTTAGATAATGATTCAGTTAATGCCACTTTATATCGAACAGGTGGCTATGATACTGAAAAATATTGTTTTATCAATCTTGAAAAGTATAACCAAGCTCTCGCTCTCTTGAACACCAAAGCCACGGGAGAATAAAGGATGACAGAAGGTAATACAGGACATACGGCAGAATGCAGATATTATGAAACTGGCAATATTCAAGATTGTGATTGTCAAAAAGCAGCCACGGGAGAATAATAAATAATGCCCTGGAAGGCGAAAGACGCGAAGCATAAGACAAAAAAGGCCAACACCCCTGAAAAGCAGAGTTTGTGGGCGAGGATAGCCAATCAAGCCCTAAGAAAAGGGGCAAGCGAGGGCAGTGCCATTCGTCAGGCTAACGCGGCGATAGGAAGGATAGGGAAATAAATGAAAAGATTACTTGAAAATCTTGGCGGTTTTTTTGATTGGGTTTGGTGTAAGTATCGTGGTGAGTATATTTGGTGTTTTTTATATTGGCCGTCAATAGAATTTGATGATAAAGATTCTCAGATTTATGGTAGAGTTATCAAGAGTTATTGGTCAGGTTTTGTTTCAAGAGCAAGAGGACTACACTGGAAACGTAGAGCTAAGGGATAAATAAATGGGACAGCAGATGCACATAGGTTCACCGGAGCAAGGCGGCAATTTGACTAATCCCCGCTTAAAGAAACCCAAAAGGAAAAAGAGATGGCAGACAAAGAAGAAGAGGCATTAAAGCCTATCGAGAGCGAAGAAGAACTCAAAGATGTCAACCAAGCCGTTCAAACAGCCGGTAAGGTCAAGGGTTTGACGGAACATCCTGGCTGGAAAGAGGTCTTAATGCCTATTTTCGATAGACAGATAGATACTTTAACCAAAGGCATTCTAACGGAGAAAAACCATCTTCAAATTATACACTACCAGGAGGCCATAAATGGTATTAAGAAGCTATTTGATGTAATCAATTATTATATTAACGAGGGTAAGGTGGCGGAGCAGAGAATCGAGCAGTGGGAGACCTTGAAGAAGGATGATTGACTTGGAAAAACTATTAAATACGTGCGAGAAAATAAAAAAAGAGATGTTGAAGGTTTTTGATGAAAATTCTGATTTTACCGGCCAGATAACTATTGAAGTCCACTGCAAGAATGGTATAATCAAGGATGTATATGTGAGTAATAGGAGTAAGATTGATAAATGAAATGCCGGGCAAAAATAATTGGGGAAGATGAGGTGGTTAAGGGATACCACTTTGAGCTTAAAGATAAGCATTATATTATTCTTGATACTGCGGAAATCGGCAACTACGGCGTGGATGGAGAAATGCTTTATGGTTTTGTCGAAGTTGACCCCGAAACAATAAAGCAGGAGCAAGAAAGCAGGAGTAAGATAAATGAAACGCCGTAACTTTCTAAAATCTATTATCGGTTCTCTGACTTGGTTATTCTTACCACAGACAAAAAAGACTTTACCTGATGGATTTAAGAGAGTTTCGGATTATTCAGGAACCCCTACTCCTGATATGATTGCAGTGAATGGCGTTGAGCCTGTTCAAGAATGGAAACAATCAAACTATATGGATTTTGAACCTGATTCAATAATAGGGTTGGAGAAATATCAAGGTAGGCTTATAGTTTACTGTGAACATTCTATCTGGGAAATAGAAGAAAATTGTTATGGGGATGGTTTTCAAAGAAAACAACTTAGTTTTTTTGGTACAGAAGATGGAGAGTAATAGGAGTAAGATTGATGATGGGAATATTTAGTGAATTATTTGGTGAGATGAAGCTAACTTTAGGTGCCGAGAAGCTACCTTTAGGTTATGACTTTCAAGGTATGGCCGCTCAAAGGATGGCTTATGGATATAAGCCTATAGATTGGAAACAAATATTATTAAATCAATTAAGGGCAGAGTCATATTTGAGACCTTTGAGTGAGTTTGAGCAGTTTCTTTTTGATTCCTTATTAAAGGATGCGCAAAATGAAGTGCAGAAAGGCGTTGTGGCGGAATTGTCAGACGCACCCTCGAAGACAGTAGCGCACTGTGGCGAAGCAAAATGAAAGAAATGATAGTTTTGTTTTGCCAGAGGGCGTTTCAAATTGCAGGTTAGAATCCTGCCAACGCCATTAAAAACTAAATAAGTATTTACAGGTCAAGTTGGAAGATACCCCTGTTAGTTCTCTCGTTGAGAATTGGCAGGGGTATTTTATTTGTCTTTTACGTTTTGGGTAAAACGGAAACGCAAAAACATTTTATTAGGAGAAAGTAGTAATGGCAAAGGAAACAGAAGCAGCCACAGAGACTCAATCTGGTACTGTCCAAGCGACAGAAGCCAAGAAAGAAGAAACTGTGGACTATGAGGCGAGGTATAAGACTTCGCAGGCAGAAATTCAGAAACTTACAGAAGACAATAAGTCTAAAGATGAATTGCTCGATACTGTCAGTCCTTACGTCAATTGGGATGCCGCTCAGGGCAAGACCGTTCCTGAGACGCAAACTGATACGGATGCAGAAGGCTACGTCAGCAAAAAAACTATGCAGGAAGCACTTATCGGCATAGAGAATAAGAGCAATTCTCAGATAATGGCCCTTCAATTCCAAGTAGCTCATCCGGAATTAGCTCCGTATGAAAAGACCTTGGTGGGGCCGACTATTCTGCGGATGCGTAAAGAGCATCCGCGCGAGTCATTAGGTAAGATTCTCGATAGAACTGCCGAATCTGTAACAAAATTCCTCGAAACCGAACGGGCCAAAGGCGAACAGCAAGCTAAAGATGCCTTGAAAAAGAAGGAAGAAGAGCTTGCCGGAGTCAGCGGACTCGAATCGGCTGGTACTACTGCTCCTACAAAAGAAGAGCAAGGCGAGACTAAAGAAGAATATTTCGCCAAGCGAAAAGCACAAATTGCGAAAAGAAAAGGTTTGTAGTAGGAGTATAAAAAATGGGACAGCAAATGTATTTAGGGGCTGATGCCCAAGGTGGTTACTTAACGAACCCCCGTTTGTCGGAGACGTTGCGGCATGCATTAGTTCCCTTAATGAAGTTTAGACAGTTCGCGGATATTAAAGAGGGTTGGGGCAAAAAAGTCGGTGAAACATTATATTGGAATAAGGTCGCTGCTATAAGTACTGCAGGCGGAACCCTTGTCGAGACCAATGTAATGCCGGAGCATCAATTCTCTTTGTCGAGAGGCACTATTACCATGTCGGAATTTGGTAATAGTATTCCCTTTACAGGCAAGTTGCAGGCACTGAGTCAATTTGATGTAAGCGACCCGACTCAGGTAGTTCTCAGGGATGATATGGCCTCCATCTTGGATAAGGCGTGCGGACGGGAGTTCAAACGCTCCCAGCGTAAGTATGTATGCCTTACGACAGCTTCGGGAACCTGGGAGAGCAGGGCTTTGGCGGCGGCGGCGACTTTTGCGACGTCTAATATCGCCAAGGTCAGTCCTTCAGTCTATCATATCCAGGAGATAGTTGACTGGTTCCGCACCAAGAATGTAAAGCCTTATGACGGCGAAGATTATGTCGGCATATTCTCAGTGAACTCCTTGAGGTCTATTTACGATGACGGTGCTTTTCAGGATGCTGCTAAATATGGCGACCCTGAAAGGTTGTTTGCCGGTGAGGTCGGACGTATCTATAACTGTCGGTGCGTTCGAGAGACCAACTATCTCGTCAATACTCTCGGCAGCTCTACGGGAACTAACACCCTGGGCGAAGGAGTTATCTTCGGTGCTCAGACTGTAATGGAAGGAATAGCTGTTCCCGAAGAGTTGCGTCAGAAGATACCGACAGACTACGGTCGTTCCGAAGGTCTGGCCTGGTATGGAATCCTCGGCTTCAAGAGGATGTGGAAGGCCTCGGATTCCGGCCAGGATGAGCATATTGTTCACATCACTTCAACCAAGTAAAGGAGGTTAATTATGGCTTACGATGCAGAACGCTATCAGGCGAAAAAAATGATAACTAACCTCCGCGCGACTTTTGCCGGTGCCCTTAAAGGAACAACAGCAACGAATACCAATCAGCAGACTTCGGCTACGTTACTTGACCGTTTGGAGTTCTTTCAGACTATCAAGTTGACGGGATTCAAGGTCTTGCCGGAAGTAGCACCGGATGCCGGTGCCCACGCGACAAGTATGACGACCCAGTTTGAGCTATGTCAGGGCACAGTAACCAAGGCGCGCGTAACGGCAGTTGGCACCGTTGCCGGTGTTATGGTGGACGGCACTATCGTTTCACCCAATATAGCCGCTGGGACGGGTTTTAACATCCGAGCTTCGATTACCGGATGGGATGGGACGGTTCAGACCTTTGCGCCGGGTGCCGTTAGATGTTACATCGAATACCAGGAAAGATTTTAGGAGTTAGTTATGTGGGCACCAGATATGCCAGTGGGTTACGAGTCGAGGAAATGCAGATATAGAATCTCAACTTTGTGCCGAGGCTTTGGTTTAGACCTAAGCGCAAACACAGAAAAAATCATAAAGAGCGCTATAGGAATAGGACAGATAGGCTCGGGTGCAGAGATAGAGTTAGACTTATCAGCCAGTGATGCGTTGGGTATCTTTGGCGATAATGCCTTTGATTATGTATTCAGTGCGCATCAACTGGGGAATTTTCTTGCCACTAATGCCGTTTTAGAGGAATGGTGGCGGGTAATACGTCCAGGTGGTTATTTGATTCTATACGAGCAGGACAGAGACTTCTATCCCCACGTTGGCACATTTGGTGCCCCTCCATTTAGGAAGAAGGATTTAATATGGGAAGATGCCTGGGACATTCTAAGGAATTTCGGTAACGCCGAGAAGATAACAGCCACCAGGCATAACGAATCCAACGAATATTCCTGGCAGCTTGTTATCAGAAAAGCATTTGCCTCTACGAAATGTCCCCAGGAATTGATGAGGCCCGACCCTCATATAGGGCAGGTATCTTTCCCCCGAAGCAAGAAAACGGACAAAGAGGCGTTGGTTATTCGATATGGTGCTTTGGGTGATACCGTATGGGTTACGCCGATACTCAAGCAGCTTAAAAAAGAAGGTTATTATGTTGTTATGAACTGTGCGGACTATAATGCACAGGTCTTAAAATCAAATCCCAACATTGATGAGTTTATAGTTCATCATTCCCCTACTGACGTTCCTTATGTGGAATTGTCGAATTATTGGGAGCTTATCTCTGTGGGATTCGCAAAGGTCATCAATTTGACACAATCTATCGAAGGTGTCCTTGTTAAGTGTGAGGGTACTGAGGAATATGATTGGCCTCATGAAAAACGTCACGCCGAATGTAATGTGAACTATCTTGACAGGACGGTAGAGGTAGCTGGTTATTCTAAACTCAAGGGTAGTTTGCCGGAGTTGCATTTTACGGAAATCGAGGAACATTTAGCCCGCAACTTTATGAATCTTCACAAGGACAAATTCACCGTCATTTGGGTCTTGAGCGGTTCAGGTTTTAATAAGACATATCCCTGGGCCGAATATGTTGCGACCGAATTTTGTGTTACTCATAAAAAGGATGTTGAATTATATACGGTTGGCGATGAGATGTGCCGGATACTCGAATGGCAAAATGCCTTGACCCAGAATAAAAGTGGTATCTGGACGGTCAGGCAAGCGTTCTTAATGACGAAATACGCCGATCTTGTTATTGGCCCCGACACTGGCGTTCTTAATGCAGCTTCGTGTTTTGATACTCCGAAAATTGTCTTTTTGAGTACGGCGTCCGAGGAGAACTTAACTAAATATTGGAAGAATGTCACGCCCTTGAGCGCTAAAGACTGCGAATGCCATCCGTGTCATAGATTGATATATTCCAATAGCTGCCCCAAAGGGACAATCGCTGGCAAGGCGGCGAAGTGTATGGAGAATCTAAAGCCTGAAACTATTCTGGAGGCTATGGAAAAGTATTATCAGGAATGGAAGACGCGACGAATGATAGCCTTGAATACTAAGAAGGTCTGCGCCTTCACCATAGCCGATGATGAGATTACCCACAGGCTCGCTCGAAGAGTGAGGGCATCATTTAGCAAATATCATCCTGAAATACCTTTTTATATTTATGACAGCAAAGATGAGGAGAAGATTCTGGGCGAGATACGAGAATCAGCGGAAGCGTACAAGGCATTTGAGATACGTCCCCGATTATGTGAGATGCTGTTAAAGGATTTCGATTGCGTGATATATCTCGACGCCGATACGGTGGTCTGTGATAGATTAGACGAGTTCTTAGAACAGGATTACGATATAGCAGGCTCTCTGAATATCGGGGAACAGGTATATCTCAATGCCGGTGTAACTGCCGTTACCAATTCCGATTTTTGCAAGGAATGGACGGAACTGATGTATAAGCCGAATGGCGGCAAGTCCAATCAGGTTCATTTTAACAACCTTGCCTTTAGCAAGAGGTTCCGCTTGAAGATAGTTGATGAGCACGATGTCTATTACAACGAGCGGTCGAGAGAGCATTGGAAGGATATAAGAGTTGATGGTGATGGTTTTGTCTGCAACGGCAGGAGGGTAAAAGTCCTGCACTGGGCGGGTGGAAGAGGCAGAATGGAAGACAAGCTCTCATCGAAGGATTTCTCGCCCGAAGTCAGGATAGCTCTTGATGCTCTGACTTACACCAAGGACTTTACGACAATAGAAGGCATAGAGGTTAGTCAATGGAAACTTTAATGGTCAAAACGGACCAGATGAAAATATCATCAAAACAGAAGTATCTTCGTGTATATGCAGGTGAGACTTCTAATAAGGATATAGTTGGGGATGAGCACTTCTTGGAAATGATTGCCGCTGAATTTGGGAGGCGTGTCATCAGGGGCACGGCGTTAAGTTATGAATGTCCAGTTACTCATATAGTAAGTAGTGCAGAAAAACTATTGAGAAAAATATTTAATGATATGAATATAAAAACCGCTTTTGAGATAGGGACATTTCGCGGTGTCTCTACCGCTCTTCTGGCTCATTATGCGGATAAGGTTATAACGCTGGATGTTAAATACTTTGAAGAGGCGATGTATTTATGGGCTTATGCCGGAGTAATGGAAAAAATCGAATATATTGTTACTATCGACGAGAACAAAAAAGAAGTGATTAACGGTATAGATTTCGATTTCGTTTTTATAGACGGTCATCACGATTATGAATCTGTGAAAAAGGATTTTGAATTAACTAAAAAATGCGGAAGGGTATTGTTTCACGATTATCTTTCGACGTGTTCCGGTGTAATAAAGTTTGTAGATTCTTTGCCCAAAAACGAGATTGTAATTAAGCGGCCATTTGCCTATTGGGAAAGAAATGGAAATAGCCCAAGTTAAACAAGCTGGTTTTTTGTGGAATGTGCGAGTTCCCGTTCCTTGGCATGATATTAACATCATCACCGAAGTTATAGGTAACGATGAATACGGCATTTCCGAACTACGACAGGCCATAGGAAGCAATGTTAAGACCATACTTGATGTTGGTGGTCATATTGGCAGCTTTGGTGTTTTTGCTAAGTCTTTGTGGCCTGATGCAATTCTGGTCGCAGTGGAACCGGAACCTATGAACTGCAAGTTATATAAGATGAACTTGAAGGACAATGGATTGTGGGATGAAAAGTGTCATATTTTACAGGCTGCCATCGGTTATAACCCAAAATGTAATTATCTCGTCCATAGCCCTTCTACGACAGGTGGTAACGTGGTGAGAACGAAGGAAGAAGCGGAGAAATATATCAACGAAGGTTATCGTTTCTACAATAGCATTGCTGTTGCCGATGTTGCATTATTGACTATTGAGGACATTCTTAGTGCATACGGAATAAAGCGTTTCGATTTAGCCAAATGGGATTGCGAGGGCGGAGAGATAGACGCCTTTAAGAACATCACGCCAGAAGCGGCGAGCAAGTTCCTTTTTATGATAGGGGAATATCATATCTGGAGCGAGAACAGTGATTATTTGAAAGCACCGCTTTTTGAATGTAGGCGATTCTGGCATCAGGCAAGAAAGAAATTTGAACATCTGAATTTTTCGTATAGCGGTGATTATAGTAGGCTCGGTCTGTTTCAGGCCTGGCCCAAGAAAGTAAGTTAAGGAGATTAACAAATGGCAGCAGTAGATACAATAGAAGTCCTTAATAATTTAGATTTTGAGCATCTCAATACAGCGGATATTTATACCGTTGACGCAGATGCACAAGCAGGAGAGGCTTTAGTCACTAAGCCAATTTATGTTCCTTGTTTAAGTTTAGCAGGTGCTCGTGTCTTAATCAGTAACAATGGGGCTACAGGCTCAACAGTTATTGCAAGAGTCAGAGAGACTAAGACTTCGGGCATTACTACAACAACAGTCACGAAAACTCAAAATACGCAATCAATGGAATGGAACTCTATTGCCTTGAATGCTGTGATAGTTGCAGGTACTGAGATAGTCTTAACAAATATTTACGAGCTTCTGATTCATGTTGACGTTGCTCTTGCCGGCACTACTGCACATCTCGGTACGGAAATCATTGTCGAAGTTCGCAAGGAAGTGACAGTTTCTGAATGGACAGTATATCAGAGGTTCTCTGTATTGTCTGGAAAAACCGCTTTCAAGGCAGATGTATTGAGTACGGCAGCGGCAGGACAAAAAGTTATTGCTGTTGCTAATCCGACTGCTGGAAACTTGAATCATATAAACAAACGTCTCTTCATACTTGATGCTACTGTGGATAATTGTGAAATAGTATGGCAGACGGCTTGTGGAGCTGATGCTTAATGGGTTGGCCCTATCAACAAAAACCGCCTATAGGATGGCCTATAGATTGGGATGAACCTATCAATCAGGGTCTTGTCGGATATTACCCTATGCTTGTAGGCTCAGGCAATACCGTTAATAATTTGAGCAGGAATGCTGGAGCAAGCACTATTGTTGGTGCTGAATGGAATGTTGGTTCAGGAGGTTCTTGTTTACTCTTTGATAGTCAGAATGACTATATAAACACCTCAGTATCACTTACAACAAGAAATTTCACTATTATTTGCTGTTATGATGAAGGAAATACAGAGAATTTCTGTCTTTGGCAAGCTCAAGAAGGGGCAGGCGCTCCATATAAATATGCACTTCTCGAAATGCAGACCGATGATGATTTGACTTTATATACAGGTGATGGAACTAATTATGATGCTTTGATTATATCCGATGCAGTAGGTGTTGGTAATTGGAATAAAAAAAATACTGTAGCTATAACAATTGATGGTGCAGGATTAGCAAAGGGTTATGTTAATGGTGTATTAAAAGGACAAGATACGCTTGTTGAAGTAGAAACCACTTGGACTTTACGGTTAGGTTCAGATGAATATATTCCTGCGAAGATGAAATGTTTTTATTATCTTGTATATAATCGCGCCCTCTCCGCTTCTGAAATAGCCTTACTCTACCGAGAGCCGTTTTGTATGTTCAAAGACCCCGCTGAGATTGCTCTTCTTGCGGCTTATACGGCAGGAGCGCCACCTGGGATACCAATATTTCGCAGAAGGAGGGCTGGTTAATGCAAGGTATTCATTTAAGAAAATATGGTGTTGAGGCCAAGATACCTTTTGTGCTTTATGAGGTAGATGGTGTCGATTTAAGGGTCGATGCGGCAGATGGAGGGTCTGATTGCACGGTAATGAAGGATGAAGGAGCTGAGGCGACATGTACTAATGATTTTGTTGATGAAGGAAATGGTTACTCTATTACCTTAACTGCTACTGAGATGCAGGCTGCTCGGATAGTAGTTTACATCATAGACTCAGCAACAAAGGTGTGGCTTGATGATGCACTTATAATTGAGACTTACGGCCATGCCTCAGCACAACATGCTCTTGATTTAGATACGGCCTTAGCGAGTCAAACGATAGGAACCTGCACAACCAATACCGACATGGTTGGGACTAACAGTGCTGCATTAGCTTCAGTTTGTACCGAGACACGGCTTGCTGAATTGGATGCTGCTAATTTACCGACAGATATTGCAGCTATTCCTACAACTGCTATGAGAGGAACGGATAGTGCGGCTCTCGCTTCAGTCTGCACAGAAGCAAGGTTGGCAGAGTTAGCAGCAGCAAATCTCCCAACAGATATTGCTGCCATTCCTACGACCGCTATGCGGGGTACAGATAGTGCGGCCCTTGCATCCGTTTGCACTGAGGCAAGATTAGCTGCGCTAACTGATTGGATAAACGGAGGCAGGCTGGATTTATTGCTCGATGCGATACCTACAACTGCTATGAGAGGGACTGACAGTGCTGCCCTTGCCAGTGTTTGCACTGAGGCAAGATTAGCGGAGCTTGCGGCAGCTAATCTCCCTGCGGACATTGATGCTGTTAAGGTAGTAACCGATAACCTTGCGTCCTCAGCCACTACGATTGTGTCGGGTACTGTAAGCCACGATAATACCGCTGCGTCCACTACTGTATTTTATAGTGATGACATAACGGAAGCTACGGCAGACCACTATAAGGGGCGAATAGTAATCTTTACAAGCGGGGCATTGCAAAACCAAGCCTCTGATATAACAGCGTACTCGCTGGTATCAGGAGAAGGAAAATTTACAGTAACGGCTTTGACTGAGGCGCCTGCGGATAATGTAACTTTTGTGATTGTATAATGGCACAGATAACAGCATTACAAGTGTATAGTTTACCTGGCATACTGCATAGCTTCACAGCTAAAGAAGAGCAGGTAGTGATAGTGCCCGCCCTCTGGAATAACGTTACCGAGAACAATGCAGTTTCCTGGTCGAATGCGGCAGAGAATAACAGCGTTACCTGGGCGAACGCAAATGAAAATAACACGGTTTCTTGGAGTGCGGTTTAATGGCTTTAGCAGATATTAGAGTGGATATACAGGCCAATTGGCCAAGTGGTTATTATAGCAGTGACCTCGATAGTGATAAGATTGATGAATATATCAATAATGTCCAGCAATGGGTATGCCGAGGCTCACTATTTCTTCCCAATAAACATATCCTTCATAATTTTAGCTGGCTCAAAAGGGAGGTCACTGCCTCTACCGTTGACCAGCAGAGGCGGTATGCCCTACCGGACGGCACGGGTTCTATTTGGAAATTCAAAGTGGAGAAATCTTGTGAGCTTGTCAATTCAGATAGTTACAGAGTTCCCTTAACTCGAATGCTCAAGCAGGACATAGAGAACGATAGCCGATTTAAGGATACAACGGACAAGGGCACGCCTTCGGTTTATTGCATAGATGACGGCGACTTATGGTTATACCCTTTGCCTGACCACAGTTCTAACAGTGGTTCGGCCTGGACGATAAATCTGGAGTATTACGGTTATTTGCCCGCTCTTTCCGATTCCAATACAACCAATACGATTACAGACGATTATCCTAAAGTTCTGGAATATGACGCTACCGAGCAAGGGTATAGATTCGGCATGGACGAAGAGCAGGCGGAATATTGGAAGAATAAGAAAATCGAGATATTTCTTGAAATGCTCAAGGTTGATCAGGCATTGCAACTTTCAGGATTAGAAACAGGAATGACACCCATTGCCGGAGTAGCTTTAGGAGAAGGTCAGCCTTCGACATCGGGATATTATTATAACGACACACATTATGATTAAGGAATAAAAAATGGCTTTCACACGGAACTGGCAAGATGGCGTCCCGATAGGCACTGAGCAGGCCAGCGACTTGGATACTTTCATACAGAATGTCAGAGGTGACATTTCCGACAGGATAAAGAATATGGTGTATGGTTTTGTGGCTGGCGAGAACACTTTGAGTCAGCACTTTCAGTACCTTCAGTTCTACGAGCAGGCAAGTGTGGCCCAACCTTCGGCGGGTTATGGCAGATTGTACTGTAAGGCGGTTGGCGGCAAGTGCGAGTTTTTCTGGCAGGATGAGGATGGTGACGAGATACAGTTGACAACCGGAGGAAATTTTGGGGGCGGTAATTTAGAACTGCTTGCCGGTATGGATTTATTGGGTTCGGCTACTTCTGATATTACCATTAACACTAATAAATTCACGGTAGCAGGGGCTACGGGAAATACGGTTATAGCTGGTACACTTACTCAACAGGGCGTAGCCACCTTAGCTGATACATCGGCATTAGCGACTTCCGGGGCTCCTGCGGCCGATGCTCAGATTGTCAATAAGAAATATGTAGATGACCAGATTTCTGCAATCCAAGACCCGGCTTATTCGGGTGGAGAAAGCCATACCTTTGATGGTGGTTTGATTATGAAGATGGGTGTAACGGCGTCTATAGGTGCAAATTCAACGGGAGAAGTAACTTACGGAACGGCCTTCCCAAACGGGGTAATATCTGCACAAGTTACTATAAAAGGGAAATATACTTCTATTACTGCTATGAGTGCACAGCCAAAATCGGGAAGTGAAACATCAATTTTAGAGGTTTCAAATTCATTTTCTATTGCGCTTGTTGGGTATTGGATAGTAATAGGACATTAAATGCCAACACAAATAGAACCAATTATAGCCCCTCGCGGTGGATTGAGATACGACCTGCCAGCGGATTTGATAGCATCTACGGATATGTCTGATTGCCGGAACGTCTTCTTTGAGGATGGCCTAATAAAGAAGCGCTATGGCTATAGTACGATGGGTTCTAATCTTCCTTTGTCCGGTGCTATAATGGGCTGCGACCAATTCTATGACTTCAAAGGTAATAATTGGCTCATAGTAGTTACGGAGAACCAGATATACAAGTGGCTGCCATCTTCGAGTTTGTGGGATACGATGAGTGATGCGCCTGGTTTGTTTGGAGCCGGCTTGTTTGGGGCAGGAGCGTTCGGCGCTAATACCGGAGATACCTTTAGTGGCAATGATGAGGATTTCTTTAGTTACGATTATGTTCGTAAGACTACGGAGACCGACCCCTGGTGGATAATGACTAACGGAGTTGACCCCATTAAGAAGTTCACGGGTACGGGAGCGATTTCCGATTTGATTTCCGATTTTCCAACTGGCGTAACTTCCTTATTGGCGAAGTTTGTTATTGAGTTTAAGGATTATCTTGTCCTCTTGGATGTTACAGAAAATGGTTCTCGTTATCCTCAAAGGATACGCTGGTCAGATACGGCAGACCCAGAAGATTTCATAAATGGCAATGCCAGTTATCAGGATATATCCGGTGCCGACTGGATTGTAGGTGCTATAAAATTCAAGGGTGACTATCTCGTTGTCTTTAAGGAGAGAAGCGTCTGGGTAGGTTACGCTACTGGCGAGAGTGATATATTCCAATTCGACCAAAAGATAGCGGGGGCGGGCTGCTCATCAGGTAAAACGATTGAATCTTTAGGGGATGAAATAATCTATTTGGGTTGGGATGATGTCTATGTCTTTAACGGTATAGATTACGAGTCGATAGGGACGCAGGTACAGAGAGAGATATTTGCAACAATGAACCCCCAGGAAATGAACCGATGCTTTGGGGTGATAGTTGAGGAGCAGAAAGAGTATTGGCTTATCGTACCATCTACAAGCTCTACTTATCCCGATATTGCCTGGTGTTTCAATTACAATCTGAATAAATGGACGCGGCACTCGTTCAACGATTTTCTAACTATGTATGGCTACTACGAGCGTGAGTCAACAATGATGATAGATGATTTAGTAGGAACGATAAATCAGCAGACCTGGCGTATTGACGACAGGACTATTTTACAAGCTATGCCAACTACATTGTTTGGGGATAATCTTGGGAATATTTACGAATACAGCAGGCAGACCAATAACGAAGATGGAGTTGCTATTGACGGCTGGTTTGCAACTAAAGACCTGAATCCGACCCAGCTTATGAGTAGATGGCTGTTAAAAAGGATAGATGTTTATTTCACAGGTGTCTTGGATGTTGAATATTCGATAGACAAGGGTTCTACTTGGACAAGTATTGGGACATTGAGTTTGAACAGCGATTTAACAAGTCCTCAGCGTCTTTATTGCAAGTTGGACTTATTGATGGCGAGATTGAGGTTTAGGAATGCCAATTCAGGCGAGCATTTTGAATTTAGTAGGGTTAATCTTTATTGGGAACCTACGGGAAGGAGACTTTCATAATGGCTACACATCCGGAACAAGGTGGAAGTGATGGGACTTGGGGCACGGAAATAATGGCCTGGCTCGAAACTCAACACGACAATTCAGGCTACCATACTTATTTTGTGTGTAATGAAGATAGGATAGTTTGCAATATAGATAGGATGGTTTGTAATCCAACCACTTATTAGATAGGAGAATTATTATGACGATAAATAATCCAAGCATTCTCAGTCACAACGTATCTGTTATGTTGGGTAGTGTAGATTCGGTCAATTTGAACGCGGTAGCGGCAACAACTTTATACACCGTGCCCACTGGCAAAAAGTGCGTACTTGATTATGGTCGATTGAGAAATATAAGTGCCAGTTGTGGAAGTGCGGTAGTAACGATAGGACAGGTCGGTGCCCTTACTGATTTTCTCGGTTCACAGACATTATCGGGACTCAATGCGGCGGCGTGTACGGGTATTTTAATGCCTGTTCCGAACGCTACGACCGTTAAAGGCATTGAATATACTGCTGGTGAAGTTATTCAAATAAATGTTGCTACAGCAGCAGGTACTGCTTGTACGGCTACGGTAGAGTTATTTGGGACTCTGGATGATGCTTAATGTCCAAAGAACACAGCTATTTCCACTTACATCTGGAATCGAAGACCCCAAAGTAAAAAGATGGGCGGATAACTTGACAAGTCTGCTTGATAGGAATTACCGGCAGATAGGTTCAAAGACAGGTAAGTTTAATGACATCATAACTAAAGGCCCTTATGTTGATGTCAGGGCTTATGGTGCAGTTGGGGATGGAGACGGAGCAGGTGGCGGTACTGATAATACTCCTGCGATTCAGGATGGCATGGATGACATGCTTTCTTCAGGCAAAACCTTATTTTTCCCTCCAGGTAGATACAAAACAACAGAACCAGTAACCGGAAACGGAAATATTTTCATGAAAGGTTCAAATGCTATTATCGAGCCAGATGACGATTTTACTACCTTTGATTTCGATGCTGCGGCATCAGCTAAGGCGTCAACTACCGTCAGTGCGGAGATGGAAGTAGGAGATATGACTGTTACACTGGCGAGTGTATCAAATATCGTAGCAGGAGATTTATTGATATTCACATCAGATGTTCTTTGGTATTGGGATAATCGAGGTAGTTATTGCAAGGGCGAATTGCATGTCGTACATTCAATAGCCGGAAATGTTGTTACATTGACTTCTCAGGTGACTGATAATTATGATATAACCGGGGCTGAGACAGTTACAGTTGATGTGTATCCTAAAAAGAGTGTGATTATCGATGGTATCAAAATTGTATGCAATTCGCATATAGATTCGACTATATTAAGTGTCAATCACATGCAAAATTCCCGCTTGTCTGGGTTAGAGTTGCTGAACTCTGACACCGCAGGCTTAGAAGTAGGATATTGTTATAATACCAATATTGATTATATATTGGTGAACCTGGACGCCGATGTCGTCACTGGTTTAGGCTACGGATGCGTGATTTCCAGTTCAGCATTTGCAAAAGTTGTTAATTCAACTTTTGTTGATTGTAGAAGAGGAGTTGATTTTACAGGTATTGTCCCATCGAGATTTGGTATGGTCTCAAGTTGCTTTGCATCGCACAGAGACCCATCAAAAAGCACATCTGGTTTTGGAACACACGGAGAAGCAGAGCATATTCTTTTTTCCAACAACATAATTCATGGAACACAGATTGGAATAATTGCTCGTGGTAACAATATCTCTGTAAATGGAAATACTTTTTCAGGAAAGGGATTGTATTGTGTTTATGCTCCATACGGTAATAATTTAAGTATCAAGAACAATACGGTAAGCACGCCGGCTAATCGAGTAGAGTTGACTGATGACCTTGGAACACTTTCATGGGACCATTTTTTACACGTTCATGATGGCTTTGACTCTGGAGGAACGATAACTCTAATTGGAAACAATGCTCTCCGGTTGAAAGAAAGTTTTATTGAGACAGCGGTTCCAGACATTGAATGGTGTGCGCTTGATAACAATGTTATTATTAAAAACCCTGACGCTGGAACAAAGGTGTATTTTTTGGTAGGTGCTACTGATTTATCCACCAGCCACATACATGGAAACAGGTTTAAGGTATTGACTGGTGTTAAAAGTTGGTATTCTACTGGTACGAGAAATATAGCCGATGTTGAGAAATTTGCTGCCTCTGATGGTACTCTTTACGCACAAGGCTCCGAGGCCGCAGCAGATATAGAAGCAGACGCCTCTACAACAATCCATGTAAATGTTCCTTCTGGAGCGAAAATCCTCGGCGTTCAGCTCAGGGTTGATACAGCTTTAGCAGGCGGTGAATTATGGGACGCTGCATACTCCGGCGGAACAACACAGGCCATAGTTTCAGGTGCGGCAGTAGCTCAATATACAAAAATCAATAAATTCTTTGATGAAAATGCTGCTACAGCAATCGCAAGTTCTGAAGTCGATATTGCTATAACTAAGAATGGAGGCGGTAATTTTACTGCTCAAGGAACGATTAGTGCTATTGTTTACTATCAAGAATTTACAGCGTTGGTAAATTGAAATCTGGTATGAAATTTCAAGCGAAAAAACATAATAACAGTATTTTAGGAATAAGAAAATGAGTTGGTTAAGTGATTTCGTAGGTGGGAGCAAAACGGAAATTAAGCGTCTCGACCCCTACAAAGGCTCTCCGAAAGATATGGCAAAACTGGCGGGGGTGGCTATGCCAGGCGCCGAGGAAGCATTACGTTTCGCAGGAGAGCCGCCCCCTATTCAGAAGACCGCAGGGATGAGCGATGTCGAACAAACGGCCTATGGCGGCTTACAGGATTATATGACAAGCCCCTTGGCCTCTCAGGACCCTATGTACCAGGCTGGTAGGGGCGAGATAGAAAAGACCCTTGCCGATGATTATGATCCTGTCGGCAGTACATATTATCAGGCGTATAGAACTGCGGTTATGCGGGAGCTTGAGGAGGCCAAGGATAGGATAGCTGCGAGCACCTCGGCGAGAGATAAATACTTCGGCGGGGGAAGGATAGAGACAGGTGGCGAGCTTGAGGAGTCTGCCGTTGGTGATTTGGCTATGGTATTAGGCCAATTACAGGAAAGGGAAAGGGAACGGAAACTTGGCGTGGCGCCTATGGCTATGGAGGGGGCTATCCGAGAGGCGGAAATGCCCGCCGATAGAGCAAGAACAGGATTCGAGCTTGGCGCTTTGCCGAGACAGCTTGAGGAGTTAGGTTATAGTCGAGAGCACGCTGCTTATATACAAGAGATGGTTAATTTAGGTATTCCGCTACAGACGGCTATCGCCTTAATGACATCCAAGCCGGAATTTACGGCCCAGCAGACAGGTGGGGGCTTGATGGACTTATTGCCCTCTCTTGCTATGGGTGCTGGAATGGCCGGAGGCGTCGGCAATCTATTTAGTTTGGGGGGCGGCGGCCCACCGGCTCAGGGCTGGGACCCTTATCTTCAAAGCAAATACGGTGTTTAATAGGAGAATAAATTATGCCAGTTACACAGTTGCCACCGGAAAGAACGTGGGGTTCATCTATAGGCCAAGCCTTTATGAACTATATGCGCGGCAAGCAGATGAAAAGACAGCAAGGAATGGAAGAGCAGCAGTTTGGTATTGAGAGTGCCTTAAAACAAGCCCAAACTCAGAAAGCTACAGCAGAGGCGGGACAATCTGAATCTATGCAAAATGTGCTTCAAGGTTTGCTCAGAGGAAAAGAAGGCGGCATAGGTGGGTTAGGCCTTGAGGATTATGATGTAAGTATAGGGCCAGGTGGGCCGACTTTCCAGCCTATAAAACTACCTTCCCCAACAGAACGAACAGATATAGCAACAGGTAGAGCAAGTTTGGACGCATTGGATAACTTGAAAGTATTATTTGATAGCACCCAAACCAAAACCGGCCCTGTAATTGGACGAATGGCTCCGACAAAAGGATTGTTCGGTTTAACAACTGATGAACAAGAAGCATTTATGGCAGCAACTTCGGCTTTCAAAAATGCCATAATCAAAGAGATTACTGGGGCACAAATGTCGGAAGTTGAAGCCAAGCGTATTATGAAACAAGTGCCAGACATTACAGACCCGCCGACAAGATGGCAAGCTAAATGGATTCAAAGTAAAAAGAATTTGGAATTTTTACAGCAACGCCGGTTAGAAGTTCTCGGACAATCTGGTATGCGAGTTCCTACGGGAGTCCAGGGAGTAACTACCACGCCACAAAAACCTACACAACAAATATTTACAGCGACAAATCCAACAACAGGCGAAAAAGTACAATCGACTGATGGAGGTAAAACATGGCAACCAATACAATAAATCTGCCAAAAGGATTTGTTTTAGATAAACCAACAGATATAAATTTACCTAAAGGTTTTGTATTAGATAAAAAACCAGAGACGATTCTCGCAGAGCCGGTAAGTCCCGAAGAAAATGTTCTTGTAAAACCAAAACCTAAAGGAATATATGATTTTCAAAGAAAAATTGCGATAACACCAGAAAGAGGAGAACGGGCAATACGTAGGTTGCATTATGGTGCTCAGGGTATTGGTGGTATGGTAGGTGGAGGTTTGGGCGCAAAAGTAGGACGTCCTCTTGTTGGAGCAGGCCTTGGAGGCGCAGCGGCGGAATCTCTTGTCCAATTAGGAGAACATGCTTTGACTCCTGGAGCAGCACCGCAAACTTCTTGGGAAGCTGGCAAAAAAATAGGTTGGGCTGGTGGAAGAGAGATGCTTGAAGAAGGAATAGCAAGGGCAGTAATTAAAGTCGGAGCACCTTTCGCCAAAAAAATATCTCCAAAAACAAAAGGAGTTATAGATTATCTTAAAAGATATAAGGGACGATTGACACCAGCGCAAGCTACCGAAGACCGTGCCCTTGATATGTTGGAAAATGTTGCCGAATCTTCAATACTTGGAGGCAAACGTTTATTTGAATTTAAGGGAGGGCAAGCAGAGCTTCTTGATACTATATCAAAGGATATTACCGAGCGTTTGGGTTCACGTGCAACAAAGGAACAGGCGGGCGAGATAGTACAGGCGATGATAAAGAATAAAACGGATGCTTTCAGAAAAGTCGGAACAGGGCTTTATAAAAAAGTTGATAATGCAAGCAAAGGAATTCTTATAAACACAAAGCCACTAAAAATAGAAGCGGCAAGAATGCTAAGTGAATTAACTCCTAAAATCACAAAAAAGACAACGCAAATGACAACAACAAAAGTTCTTGATGAACTTGGTCAACCTTTTGTAACCCCAATAACTAAAATAACAAAAGAAGCTTTAATGCCTTCTCTTGCAAGTAAAAATACAGTTCGTATGTTGAAAGACTTTAGAAATTTGCCTGATGCTGTGCCGTTTTCATATTTGAATCAATGGCGTAGTGATTTACTCCAAGTAGGATATGCTCCAAGTGATATAATTCCAGGCAAAACTGCGGGTATGGCAAAACATTTCGCTCACAATATTGATAATCTTTTCAAACAAGCCGAAGGTGGATTAACTGGAGAGGCATTGCAATCGTTACAAACTGCAAATTCATATTGGAGATTAGGGAAAGAACGTTTCAATTCTACCTTGATAAAAAGAATTGCTAAAAAGAACCCAGAATATGTTTTACCAGCCTTTGTGAAAAGAGGCAATATTGCTGATATACAAGAAATTAGAAAATTGATAGGGTCAGAGGCATGGGAAGATGTAAAAGGTGCGTATATACAAGACCTTTTATTTGCACAAGCAAAGGATACATCGGGGGTATTATCGGGGAAGAAGTTACAGAATATATTAACTAAAATGACGCCAGAGACAATGACTGAGATTTTTGGAAAAGCAAGTGCAAAGGAATTGCAATTATTTGCAAATACAGCAATGGCAGTTCAACAAAGAGCAGCTGGTGGTGGCGGAATGTTAATACAGCTTACACAAGCAGGTGCAATATTAAGTGTTCCCGCTTGGGTAGCCGGAGGCAAACCTGGAATAGGAGCGGGCATGACAGCGACAGTTCTTTTAGGGCCTTATGCTATGGGGCATTTATTTACAAACCCAACAGGAATTAAATGGCTAACGGAAGGTTTGATTACAAGAAAAGGAACGAAAGAAGCTATACGTTTAGCGCCAAGAATAATGCAAATTATTAGTCAAGAAGCATTATCTAAGGATAGAACTATACAAAAAGAACGAATAGCATCAAGAATGAGGCAACAACGTCCGAGTTTTGGACATCATTTTTAGTAGGTAGATGAATACAAAAATTACTTTTATCAGAATGAGTACATTTTTCCCAAGTATCTTGAAAATAATATTTGAGTTTATTTTTATCCAAAGACCATAAAAAATGTTTTTCGATTATTCGCGTAACTATTTTATCAAGAAGTTTATCGTTTTTGGTTCTAAGAGCCTTGCAAAGATTTCGGTATTCTTTACGTGTCATTTTTTGAGGATGGTATTTATTAGCTGTTTGGCTCCAAACAATTACAAGAAAGAAAATTATTAGAGATAAAAATATATAACTAATGAACATAACTATATTTTACCTATTTTAACAGAGAAATTTAAGTGAGAAAACCAATATCAAATACTTTTTGTCGTAATTTAGCTATGAGAGCAGCTTGTTTAATACTGAAGCGCTCGTGGTATTGGAGTTTGTCTATAAAGTTAATTTCCCATCGGGTTAAGCCTTGGTTGCACTTGAGGAGTTCTCTAAGAAAGCCACAGGTTTGTGTTGCAACCCAAAAGCCAACAAGGGGCTTCGATTTTCGTTTTTTACCTTCTTTTATCATTTCTTCTGTAATTACCATTGTTTTTATACTTAACGTTAGTAATAACGTTTGTTATGCGCTAGCCACCCCTTCCGTAAACCATCCGCTTAATTACGGTCTAAGGAGCGCGCAGCGCGACTTATATCCCTGGGAAGTAAGTTTCCGAGAAATTATAGATAACTGTACGTTAAGGAAGAAATTAACGAAAACTGGATTGGTAATAAACCGAGGCGGAAGGGCGATTTCCTCTGTCAGGCTGTGTATCCGAGTCCCTTCGGTCGAGAGTTGCACGCCAAAACAACCGGCGAGGTCGCATCCATTGCTCCCACTTGTGGTACGTCAAGTTAGAGATTCACGTCCTTTTGAAAAATATACTTCCGCAATCCACCGCAGGATTTACGTTATCCTAAAACGATTAAGCCAACACAGCCTTATTTTATTATCAAAGAACAGTTTTATGTTTCTGGCTTATTACCTACCGGAATCCCCTCGGTTTCAGCCAGCGCATAAAAAAAGCCCCACCTATGCTCGTGATAGAAATTTCGGTGAGGCTTTGAAATGCCAATATATTATATCTAATTTCGAGCATAAAAGGGAATCTAACATATAAAATTGGTTTTGTCAACTAAAAAATAAAAAAAATGTCAAAAATAAGGCTCATCAGTAAAACCGGAGATGCACTGGCCCTCTTGGGCAGATTAGCCGATGAGGGCAACGGTGTGAGTTTCTGGGTCAAGGACAAGAAGGCCAAGGACAGTTATAAGGGTATGCTTCCGCAGGTAGATAGCTGGAACAGCAAGCTCTCTTCTAAAGATACTATCATTCTACTGGATATGGTGGGATTTGGTGCGATAGCGGACAACTTAAAAAAGAATGGATTCAAAGTCTATGGTGGTGGAAAGCTCAATGATTCACTGGAGCTTAACCGTGAATTTGGAATGAAGATCGCCAGGAGTTCCGGTCTGAAAGTACCGAAGTGGGAACGATTCAACTCATTTGACAAGGCAAAGGATTTTGTGGCGGACAATGAAAAGTCTTTTGTTTTCAAACCTCAGAATAACCAGAGTCCGGCTTTTACCTACGTTTCCTCTGATGGAGAGGATATGGTTGAGATGCTGGCTTATTTTGGGAGTATCTGGTCGGGCAAAGTTGATTTTATTCTTCAGGAAAAAATAGAAGGCGTGGAGGTCTCGATAGAAAGATTTTACTTGGATGGAGAACCTGTTCCGAACACATTAAACTCTACGTTGGAATGCAAAAAGTTTCTTGAGGGAGATAAGGGTGTCAATACGGGATGTATGGGTTCGGTAGTACGATTTTGGAAGAAACCAAATCCGAAACTATACAAGCTAACATTACAAAAAGCCGAACCGTTTTTGAAGCGATTCAAATATTCCGGCCCGCTCGATTGCAATTGCATTATCTGCGAAAAAGACAAGATGCCGTATTTCTTAGAGTGGACTGCCAGGTTTGGATATAACGCCCTCAGCGCTCTCTGTGAGGGCTTAAATCAGGATGTGGGTAGTTTTATAGAGGGTATTCTCAATGGAGGCGTTTCAAAGCCTTCTTATGATTGGTTAGGGGCTGTGAGGGTAAGCATTCCACCATATCCATCGGAATTAGGCGCCGATAAAAGTGCTAATAAGCCCATTAGGGGCATTGATGATATGGAACATATCTGGTTGCTTGATGTTAAGTACCAAAATGGACGTTTACTTTCGGCAGGCGTTGACGGTGTGGTGGCGGAGGTTACCGGCAAGAACACAACATTAAGTGGTTTAGCAACTGATATTTACGGCATTGTGGAGAAGATGAAAATTCCCGACAAGCAGTATCGGGCTGACATTATCAGCAATGCCGAGAAAAGAATAAATATCTTGAAGGAATGGAAGTATGTCTGATTTAGTACAATGGATAATCGTAGCAATAGCAGTTTGTGGTCTTATTTATAATGTTATAGTTACGAATGCTACACTTAAAAATGATGTCAAACATCTGCAAAAGTCCGTAGATAGTCTATGGGAGAAGATAGATAAAATCGAACAATATCTTTTAGAAAGGGACAAAAAATGAAGAAGCTAATTGTTGTGGTGATACTGGCATTGGGAGTGCTGGTATTCGCTGGCGGTTGTGGCTCACCATTGCTTGATGTGGGAACTGGCGTAGCCGTAGGTGGCGCTCTGAGCAATACAATGGCCGGAGTAGAAAAAGACTTGGAAGCCCGCGAAACAAAGTTGATAGAGCTTTATAACAAAGGCGTTGAGGACGGCGCTCAGAAAGAGTATCTCGAC